CAAGCCCTGTAGGAATCGAACCCACTTCACTCGGGTTGGAGCCGAGTATAATACCAATATACCAAGGACTAGTACTCGGTGAGAGAATCGAACTCCCGTTCGCTGCGTGTAAAGCAGCAGCCCTCCCATTGGACGAACCGAGCTGGCGGGGCTGGAATTTCACCGCACGTCCTGATACGTGCCTCAGTTGGTAGCCCCTACGTCAGGATGGCAGGATTCGCACCTGCGTTCTCTCGCTTCCAAGGCGAGCGGATTACTAAGCTTTCCCACATCCTGTTGCGTACTCCCCGTCAGATTCGAACTGACACTGTCCAGTTTCTAAGACTGGTGCCTCCTACCAATTGGGCTAGAGGAGCATATGACGCGCACCAAGCACAGCAGCAAGATCGGGGTCTTCACACAAATCTGCTAGTGCTTCTTGCACACTTTCAGGACTCATGTCCCTAACTACTAATACTCGAAGGATGCCTATAATGGCATCCACCAAACCAACAGTTATGCCTTCTTCTGAACGACAACTTCCTGGCTGTTCACTCATGCGGAAACTGAAGGAATCGAACCCTCTACGGTGTTACCCGATGACTGTTTTCTAGACAGCTTGTCACCATTGACCTAGCTTCCATGCCGGACCAACCCTTGCGAGGCAAGACCGGACTTGCGGAAAGAGAAGGATTCGAACCTTCGACACCCGAAGGTGCTACGGATTAGCAGTCCGCTGCATTACCACTCTGCCATCAATCCATTTGCTGGGCGTATCCCTCAAACCTCAGCCGCTGGGCATATACCCCTCACCATTTCGGCTTTCGCCTACTCGCTGGTGTTCCCAGTCCGTTAGTACCTCACCCCGGAATTGAACCGAGTTCTTCTGTTTGGAAGACAGACGTCATAGCCGTTAGACCAGTAAGGCATTGCGACAACTCAGCATAACACAGTGTGTCGCCAACTGCGACGGGACCTTGATGAGGCTATCCCGCAGGTACTCCCACAGAGATTTGAACTCTGATTCCCGGATTAAGAGTCCGGTACACTCGCCGTTGTGTTATAGGAGCAACGAACATCTACGATGTTCTGTCGTTCAGAATCAAGATTATGAACAAGGAAGCTGTGTGGGGGTCGAACCCATTGCTGGCCGTTTTGCAGACGGCTCCCGGACCACTCTAGGTTAGCTCACAGCAAGCCGCTGCATCCTGGACTCGAACCAGGGCCTCTCGGGCTTCAACCGAGCGCTCTACCAACTGAGCTAATGCGCGTTAAATCGACAAGGTGACTCTACAGCGGCCGACAGAGTTCTTAGTGCTAGCAACCTATACCCACTGCGTGGGAACCTTGTCCATCTGTGTTCGTGGCAGGATTCGAACCCACAACGCAGAGTTTAGGGGACTCTCGTTCTATCCATTGAACTACACGAACAGTATTACTGAGCGGACTTGAACCGCCACCGCCAAATTGAGAGTCTGGCGTGCTGCCTTTACACCACAGTAACATGAACTTGCTTGCAAGTTCTGACGTTCATAAGCATGCTTATGAACTAGCGTGACCGTTGGTCTCGAACCAACTCTACCGCCTTCCGGCGGGGTGCTATCCAGTTACACTAAGGCCACTAAATCAAGTTGCGATCTTAATCCCAGCTGCGGTTCCCGTCGGAACCTTAGCGTACCCCTGGAGGGAATCGAACCCCCATCTGACGGTTCGTAGCCGCCAGCTCTAATCCGTTAAGCTACAGAGGTAAGCGTTGGCCACCTACCATCACCCGGGTAGGTGCTTAGTCCCGGGACTCCCAACCCGGGAAACCAACTCAGTGGCGAAGGTGGGATTCGAACCCACGTCGTGGGGCTTATGAGGCCCTGCTGGTACCGAGCTCCAGTCCACTCCGCATCGAGCTGGAGAACCAGCTCTTTGTACTACTATAGCACACGATCGTTAGCTTGTCAAGTCAGCTACTGAAGATCCTTACGAGCCGGGATCTTGTCCGGCAGAGCCTTCCGCTCGATGAGCGGAGCTGTAGCTTCCTTAGCAGCCTTCACAGCAGCCTCATAGGCTGCCTTCTCTTCAGGTGTCATCAAACCCTCCGATTGCCCTTCTTGTCGGTGATGACAACATCGCCCTTGGCGTTCTTCACCAAGTCACTGTCTGTACCACTGGCCAGCAACTGCTGGCCACTACGGTCTTCGGCAGCAGGCTTACCCTGCGGATAGTAGTCCTCGCCTGCGGTGGGGATGTAGTCGTAGCCTGTTCGATTCAACTTACTCGTGCCTCGCAATGCCAGCATTGGCCCAGTAGACGGCCTCTTCCAAGTGCGTGATAGCCAGGGACAGCTCACGGCTGTCCGGAACAACCTCATTCAGATACTGAGCGAAGTTGTGTGCTTCCTGCCTGATGTTCTCATACCGCTCAGCCTGCTTAAAAGCAGCTATCGGCGGATGGTATGTAAACCTATTAGCCAACTCCGAAGGAGTCACTACTTATTCCTTCCAGTGCGTGTGCCAAAGAAACCGTGCGTGTCAGGCTTAACAGCCTTCATGCCTTCGACAATAGTCGAGTCCACATACTCGCTCGGTGGAACACTTGTTCGCTGCGTAAGCCGACCGGCAGGAAGGTGCTTGTTCCAACCAACCGGGTCCTTACCCCTAATCTCGCTCATACAAACTTCCCCAACTCCTAGAACCAATCTTGGCCTCTGCTGGAATGTCCAGCGGACCGATCCTGGTGCTCATGATACGTACAATGTCCTGCACGATCTCATCCTCGCACGGAAGCGAGAACAGAACTTCGTCGTGGATCGGCAGTCGCATGTACTCCACGTACCCAGCATCGTACAACCTAATCATAGCATGAGCTGTCAAGTCTCGACAACCCGACTGGATGAAGTAGTTGAAGGCCGCGTACTCGTGGCCTTCGTCCACAGGCAGCCTACGGCCCGTCCAGGTCTCGATGTAGCCGTTCTCCTTGGCAAACTTCTGGAGCTTGTCAGAGAAGGCAGCCATGCCCTTGTAGGCACTCTTGATACCACTGCGGACGTCCACCGCAGACTCGTAGGGCATGCCTTGGCGGACAAGCCCACTCACCCCAGCGCCGTATCCTACGGCGAAGTTTCCCATCTTTGCCAGGTCGTAGTACTTTGTACCCTTAGATACATTAGCAATGCCAGGGAAGGCAGCTCGTGCGGTGATCTCATGCAAATTCTCACCGTTACGAAATGCTTGAATCATTCGGGCATCTGGAGACTTAATGGCCGCGAACCTGAGTTCCTGATTCGCGTAGTCTACACCCACAATCCGCTCGTTCATGTCTGCCACAAAGCAGGAACGCACCAGCGGGTCGCCAGACGGCAGGGTCTGTGCTGGAATCCCAGTAATAGAGAACCTTGCAGTCCTTGCACGGAGGGTATTCGTCGAAGGGTGAACCCGCCCAAGCGAGTCGGCTTCGTTCAGAAACTTCTCTACCCAAGTCTTCCTCCACTTGCCAGCCTTACGGCCTGCCTTGATAGCCTCAATCAGTGGGTGATCCGGCAACAGAGCGAACTCCTGCTTGGTCACCGAAGAGGCTCCCTTGGCTGTGAGGCCTAGAATCACTATACCATCACTGTCAAGGGTGGGCTGAGTGCCCTTCCCGCCGATCTCTTCACCACGTCGAGCATCGTGCTTAGCCAACCCCAGCGTCACCAGAGCTTCGGACACCCGGTCAGCGGAGTTGATGTTCTCCAGACCATAGTCCCATGCGATGTCCTTCTGGTTCTCCTCCTCTTCGAAGAGAGTATCCGCTAGGTTCTGCGTGTACTCGTGATCGAGTAGGAAGCCCTTGGCATCCATGAGGGTAGCGATCATCGCTACCTTGTGGTCATTCTTTGTCAACTCACTGTTGACGTCCACCTGACGAGACAGGATCTTGAAGAGCCGTGCTGCGCCGATGGCGTCAGTGCCAGCATAGATCAGAAACAGCTCGTTGTCAATAGGCATGAAGCGATACATGTCACCTTCAGACGTGCCAGCTCCCTTCGGGAGCATCTTCGCCTTGCGCAAGCGCATGTACTCAGCCTTCAGTTCCTTCTTGAGCTTGTAGCAGTCTGGAACATAGCGCTCCAGAAGATTCTCCAGGCTCTGTCCGGTACCACCTTCATCGACACCACGAGGATCCACCTGGTGTGCTAGAATCTTGGTGTCTCGTGTCCACATCCATAGGCCCTCTATGCTCAGGTACGGCTCATGCCGTACGAGCACCTGGATGTCATAGGACGCGTTGTGCATGATGAGACGCTTACCACTCAAGCGCTCACAGAGCGCTGGTGTCATGTTCCAGAACGTCTCAGCGGGGAATACGTACGCCTCTGTGGGCGTAGCCAAGGCGATCAGGCGAAGCCTGTGTCCATCGGAGTAGATGTCAAGACCTGTAGTCTCAGTGTCCAGCGCCAGCGTATGCTGACGCTCCATCCACTCCCACATAACGGTCAGGTCTTCGTACCTCTCAGGTACATAGATACTACCGTTTGCGAGTACTCGCAAGGTAACTCCTACCTAGCTAGTTCTTTCCTTAACTGCTGGTGTTCGTAGCATACACATGGATCTTGGTGTCTGTCAACTCGGCTCCATTGGGCCTGGTCACAGGCCCTTGACAGTGTATGCTAGTCTTGCTGCATGACTTACGGACGACAGGATGCCCAGTTCAGTTACGAGACGGAAGATCTTATAGACGGCAACTACCACGACTGGTTCTGGCAGGGTCTCTCAGAGGATCAAGTCATCTACCTGCGACAACCAGCCCGAGTTGACAAGGCGGAGCAGGAACCGGTAGCCTATGATGGATGGGAAGCAGAGCAGCCTCGCAAGTGGCAACACGATGCAGCGTGTGCTGGCGCTGATCCCGCGATCTTTTTCGACGACGGTAATCAGCCTAAGAAGGCTTACCTTCGCGATGACGCCGAGTGGCGTGAGTACTGCCCGCAGTGCCCTGTGCGAGAACTCTGCCTAGAGGCAGCCAGGGATTCTGAGTCTGTGGGAATCTGGGGCGGCGTCTACCGTGGCGTTGACCGAAAGAGCAAGCAGATCGAGGAAGTGGATGATCGAATTCCTAATGCCGCAGCACGCAAGCCACTCAGCTATGAACAACTACATTCGCTGCGGTAAGGCTTACGAGCTTGGTAAGCTTGGTGTGACAGAAGCACCTGCTTGGTGGCTTCTCGGTGGAAGTGCAGTACACAAGGCAACTGAATGGCTGGATAAGGGTGAATGGGACGATGCCCCTGAGATGGCTTTCTACACAGCATTCAACAATGAGATCTTTGACGCTGTCGATAGAGAGCCTGATCAGGAGCTATGGCGTAAGGCTGGTTATGGTGCGCGAGCACAGGGCTATGACCACTGGATGAAGCAGGGCCCACTGTACGTTAAGCAGTGGGCTGACCGGGTGCAAACCTGGCAATGGATTGAGCTAGATGTTTCTACTACGCTGCCCTCTGGGATCAAGGTCAAGGCGTATATCGACCGCGTGAGCAGGATCGGAAACTTGTTTGAGATCGTAGATCTCAAGACTGGAAGTACTCGACCTGACTCCGACCAGCAGCTAGGCATCTATTCAGTCCTACTACGCAGTTATATCAGTCGTAGTGTAGCACGGAACGTGTTCGAGCCTATTACCATTCAGGCTTACAACTACATGTTCAAGGACGACGAGTTCTATGACATGGATGTGTCCAACTGGAACATCCATACACTTGACGCACTAGCTACGGAGTGGTACAATGGACTTGAGTCCGGAGTTTTCCTCCCAAACCGAGGAAAGCAATGTGCAAGCTGCGGACTCTCCGCAGCCTGCTACCTCAACAGTGGCGACACGCCGACGACGCGCAGATTCGACAAGCTCAACCCCAACTACGAAGGGTAGCATGGTTACTAAGAAGGAGACTCCCGAGGTGGATCCTTGGGAGGACAAGGAGAATCCTGTGACAGTCATCAAGGGTTCTGGTGGTGAGTACGCCTCGATCACGTTCAAGGCTGGCTCTGGGTACAACGCTCCCTGGCTCGTTCTGAAGCCCTCCAGCATGGATGAGGCCAAGGAGATGGTCCAGCACGATGACCTGGAAGAGCTTTTGGACCTGATCGCTCGCAAGAACAAGGTGTTCGAGAAGTCGTTCGGTGGCATTCCTACACCGGCTGGCCCGGCGCCTAAGGCGTCCGGAGGAGGCAACTGGGGCAACAAGTCCAAGGCTTCCAGCGGTTCGTCTGAGGTGCCTTCTGGCACCTGTTCCGTGCACAACTGCGACCTACAGTTCGCGGATGCCTTCACCAAGCGTGACGGTTCCAAGGTGAACGCTCGTGTCGGTTGCCCTGTACCGAAGTGCTACTCTGACACTGTGTGGCAGAACGATGATGGAACGTGGGGTAAGTAACTGATGGCTACGCAACAGGACATTGAAGATATCAGTGTCGCGAAGTTTGTGATCAAGGTGGCCATTGGGGTCATCGTTGGCCTTATGGTCGTGGTCTTCGGCATCTCCGTAGGCCTTGGAGCCTACGGACGTTGGAGCAAGGTTCAGGAGGCCAAGACCCAGGCTCAGACGGCGCGTATTGACGCGGCCAACCAGGCTCAGGTCAACCAGTTGCTGATCAACTCTGCTGATCAGCAGATTCAGATTCACCAGAAGCAGGCTCAGATCCGTCTGGCCGATGCTGTCGGTATTCGTGAGGCACAGGACGAAGTCAGCAAGACCCTGACTCCGCTGTACGTTCAGTTCGAGATGGTTGATGCTCTGAAGACCATCGCCGATTCGGGAAAGAACAACACGGTGGTCTACATTCCTACCGGTGCCAACGGCATTCCGCTGATCAGCAACACCGACAGCACGCAGGTTGGTACCCCGAAGGGCTAACCCTTGAATATGAAGATCTGGTTGTTCATAGAACCTGATAAGGTCACTGACAGTTGGCACAGTGGTGGTTCCGTCATGGTTATCGCTGAGACGGAGGGGCAGGTTAAGAACCTGCTTGCTCACACCGAAGTGGAACTGTCTGAAGACGACTGGGAGAACGTGCGAACGTTCCCTACGCACTCTTACGTGCCTGCTGAAGTATTCATCTTTCCAGATTCGGGATGTTGCTAACATGAAGCGAGTGACCTTCTACACCAGCATTGGTTTTCCCTCCGCTGAGCGTGTTGAGGTGGAGCGGTACACCGATGAAGAGTTCGAAGACCTGACCGAAGCCGATCTCTATGAGATGGCTGACGAGTATGCCCAGCAGTGGCTTGAGGCCTGGTTTGAAGTCGAGGACGTGTGAGTTTTAAGCTCGCACGCGCTGTAAGGCGGGGGCTCACTAATGGTGAGCCTCTGCCCGATGTGTTCCGGTCACTGAAGGATCGAGGGATTCGGTTCTATCGAGGTGGAACCGTCTTGGTGGGTGGCGTTCCTGGCTCCATGAAGACCATGTTCATCGGTCACATGGTGGACACCATGAAGGTCCCCACCCTCTATATCAGCAATGACACCAACGAGCTAGACATCATCTCGCGATACCTCGCGAGGCGTACCAAGCAGGACTCGAACATCATGCGTATGAAGGCTCTGAAGGACCCTGAATGGGCCGCTGAGAAGCTGAGCGACATGGACTGGGTCCGCTGGAACTTCAACGCCTCTCCGTCTCTTGAGGAGATCGAGGAGGAGATGATGGCATTCGAGGAGTTGTGGGGTGAGCACGCTCACCTGGTGGTCGTTGACATCCTCATGAAGGTGGACTATTATGAAGACGGAGGTGGAAGTCTTGAGGGCATCGTCCGTTACTTGGACAAGCTCGCTCGGGACACCGGCTCTTGCATCATCATAGCATGCCACACCAGTGAGAACGAAGACGGACACCCAACACAGCCGCTCAAGGCGATCCTGAACAAGGTGTCCAAGCTCAGCACACTGGTGCTGACCACAGCATACGATGGGAACACCTTCTATCTGGCACCTGTGAAGAACCGTAACGGCTTCGCAGATTCTACTGGTTACTCCAGTATTCAGTTCTTGGTGGATCCCTCTACAGCGATCCTAGAGGAGCTAGAATGAGCCGGTGGCTCAAGCATCACGAGGGCCCGTTGTACCGGGTGGCGATCCTTAACCGCATGAGCGGCCACATCACCTACTACGGCCCCTACAGCCAGCCCTCGACCGCCAAGGGCGTTCGAACCAGCTGGATCAACAGCTATTGGAACAAGCGCCGTGAGGTTCCGAACATCGGTTGGATCGAAGAGACTCAGACACAGTGGTATAGGCTCGATGACTAATGCAAACAAGCGACACGGAACAGGCTTTGAGACAGACGTTGTTGATTATCTCAGAGGCCGAAACCAGATTGCGTCTCGCATTGCACGAACTGTCCCTGATGAAGGAGACGTTGTTCTTGGCGATGCGGAGTTCATCCTCCAGCTCAAGGCCAACCGAGACGCCAACACCTCAGCTTCACTGGGATCTCGACTCGAAGCAGCGCGCAGACAACGAGATCAATATGTTCTTGCAAGGAGTCTCCAAGGAGACCCACCCGTACCTGTACTGGTGATCAAGCAGCCGCGTAAGCCAATCGGCAAGTCATTCGTGGTCATGTATCTGGAGGATTTCGTAGATGACCGAGAAGAAGACGTTTAAGAACGTTAGCTCTGTGATCAACTCCTTTGAGCCGGAACACACTTGGCTTGTGGAGGGATTCCGTCTGGAATCCAACGTGTTTACCCATCGTGAGTGGGACATGGAAGTCACCTTCACCAGGAAGTTGAAGCCTATCACGGTCGGTAGTGCCGTTCGATACTCGCGCTGGGGTCAGGAAGATTACACGGTCACTGTTCTGGCTTTCCATGATGGCGCTTATTGGGTTCAGCACGAAGACGGCGCGTACACTACAGTGGCAGCTGATGACCTCATCCGCTAGGTTCAACATCGAGCCCATTCTGGAATGGTTCGGGGCGGAATGTCCGCCCCGCTCCTCCAAACTCAAGTGCCCGTTCCATGACGACAACAATGCCAGCGGGTATATCCCGGAGTCCAGGCAGTACTTCAAGTGCCTTGCCTGCGGCGTCCAGGGAGACGCTGTGAGGCTCCTACATGACCAAGGAGAGATGAGCTGGCGTGACGCTTACGCGCGAGCAGAGGAGCTTGCTGGAAAGCCAGACGAGTCGGTACCAGGAACACCTGTACCTCGCAGCCGAGTATCTGGACGGCAGAGGGATTACCGAGGACACAGCCGTTTCGGCTCGACTGGGAGTAGTGGATGAACCCATACATGGAGACACCGAAGCCGCTTATAACCGTCTTGCCATCCCATACATCACCAGATCGGGTGTTGTCGATCTGCGTTATCGATGCATTCGGGGGCACGCATGTGGAGAAGTGGGCTGTCCCAAGTACCTTGGGAGGCCCGGACAGACTCTACGAATCTTTGGCGTGGAGGCTATCGTATCTGCTGGAGACACAATCTCAGTCACCGAAGGCGAACTGGACACTGTCATTCTACGGCAGCTTGGATACGCTAGTGTTGGACTTCCAGGGGCCGAATCGTGGAAGCGACACTGGCATCGACTCTTTGAAGACTTCAGCCGAATCGTAGTGTTCGGTGATGGAGACAGCGCCGGTAGGCGCTTCATCAAGAAGATGATGGACGAGTTTCCACAGAGTGTCGAGGGTATCCAGCTCCCTGATGAGGAAGACGTAAACAGCATGTATCTGCTGGAAGGCAGGGAGTACTTTGACCGCTACCTACGGTGACTATCCGTTCTGGCCTATCATCCCGTTCACACCAAACCGGATGGACATACTGGAGACGGATAAGCTAGAATATTGGGAGAACATAGCGGTCCAGGCCGTTGAGTTCTTCTCAAGCAAGGAAGACTTCATGGAGTGGGTTTGTACCCACTACTTCGCAGATGACAACCGACGCACCGCTGACGGTGCGTGGGACCTGGTGAAGTATATGCAGGACAACCCGGAGATGGACGTTGACTAAGAAGCTGACTTGGGAGGTCGATAAGGCCTCCCTGGTCCTCAAGGTAACAGACGGAGCCAAGGAAACCACTTGGAAGATCCGTAAGAGCACGAAGACCGAAGACCTCCGCACGATTTTGGAGGAGATGCAGCTGGCTCTGTGGGAGCCGGGTGGGCCGAATAGCTGGGGTCCGATCGAGCCGACTGTACCGATGCTTGAGGCAGTCCGTACGGTGGACGCTGAGGAGCTAGCAGAGCTTCAGAGGTACAAGGCTGTACAGGCTTCCTCGGAAGAGGCTTCACGGGCCGCTCAGGCGGCCTACGTAGACAAGCTGAACATCGGAGCCAAGTGGTTCGAGGCCGATGAGGATGAAACCTATGGCATTCCGATCCCAGACTATGACACAGGAGAGGTGAGGCCTCGATGAGTGAAGACGTTTACACCACGCTAGTGGGTCTAAGCGGCGGTTGGGTTGTCCACAAGAACGGTGAGTACGTGCACGGTTCGTGGTGCTTCACTCGGTGGGGAGCTGAGCAGTTTGCCAGGAGGCTGGCTCGCGAAGACAGCAGCGGTGACCGTCGAGAGAAGCTGGTGAAGATCTGATGAAGGTTTCTGAGAAGGTCTACTGGACAGTCTTCATCCCGGCGTTTCTGATCATCTGCCTTGTGATGGTGCTCGGATGAAGATTCTCAAGAACAAGCGCTACCAGGAGTTGTTGATCGCTGAACAGCGAGTCAAGGACTTCCTCCTCCTGCTGGAAGCCATGGAGCTTGCCGAGATTACGGGCGAGAAGCTTCAGCGCGAGTGGGACCGTACGCTGGGTAGGGCAATCAGATTGGACTACAATCTGTGAAGATCCTGACCCTTGACATCGAGATGGCGCCCAACATCGTCCACAGGTGGCAGCTGTACGGCAACGACACAACTGGTCTCAACCAGTTGATGCAGCCACAAGAGATGATGTGCGCAGCCTACAAGTGGTATGACGAAGATGAAATCCACTTTATGGTAACGCGGAAGTACATCAACGACCCTGTGTCTGCTGAGTCCGAAGCACACTTGTGGGAAGCCCTAGATAGGGCTGATGCGGTGATCACGTACAACGGTAAGAAGTTCGACATTCCGCGAATCAACACAGAGTTGATCGAAAGCGGCTGGGGACCATACTCACCGTTCGCACATATCGACCTCTATCAAACCACTCGTAAGGTGTTCGGATTCCCCAGCAACAAGCTGGACTATGTGGCAGGTAGGCTGCTTGACAGCCACAAGGTGACACATTCAGGACATGACCTATGGGTTGCCTGCATGATGAAGGATCCCGAAGCTTGGGCGCTCATGGAAGAGTACAACAAGCAAGACGTTGTGCTTACGGAGCAGCTGTATACTAAGCTACGTCCCTGGATTCCGGGCCACCCGAACGTCCTGTTGTACGATGAGAATCCCGGACAGCTCTCTTGCCCCGTCTGTGGTGGGCGCATTCATCGGCGCGGAGAGCGCCAGCTGGCAACTGGCATTTATGAACGTTACCAGTGCACAGAATGCTTTGCCTGGTCCAAGAAGGTAAAGAGGCTTGATGGAGCTACAGTTCGACAATGATGAGTGGACCACGGCAACAACCGTGGTCGCTCCCGACTCCGTTCACGGAGTCCAGGAGCCTGCTCCGCTTACGAGTGAGGACATCTCCAAGGCTAAGCAGAGCGCGGTGCGCTCAACCCGGAACAAGTTCTGGGGCTATGTTGAGTGGGATGACCTTATGCAAGTGGTGGAGCTTGCGCTCCTAGAAACCCCGCAGAAGTTCGCCCGCCTTGTAGAGCAAGGCAACTACACAGGTGTGTGGCAAGAGTTCAATCGGAAGTGCACGCAATACGCGCACAAGCAGAAGGCTGCTGCTCTGGGCTACCGCCCCGAGGATCTGTTCTTCTACAGCAAGAAGGTTCTCCGTGAGATCATTCCCGTCATCCTAGAATCATGGGAGAGCGGAGACCTGTACGAATTTGAGTACACAGACCGTGCCCTGTGGGTGGACGTTGACCGGGCACTCAGGCAGATGAGTGCGGCTGATCTTCAGATCATCCGGTGGGCTTTCACAGATGATGAAGATACGGTCGCCGCTAAGCTAGGGCTTAGCCCTGGTGCTGCCTCTATGCGGGTCAGCAGGCTCCTGGACAAGATCCGAGAGGGTCTGGGTGGGGAGAACCCCGCACCGCGACGTAGGAGCCTCAGCAACGCTGCTAGCCAGGCTATGACTAGAAACCAGTGGGATGGTGAAGGATGACACACGACCACAACAAGCTGAACAGGAATTTTCTGGTTGAGCTAATCAGGCTGCGTTACAAGATCGATGGCGAGGCGCTGACGGAGCAGGAAGCTGAGAGCCTGCTTGACAGGCTCGACCAAGAAGCAGACTACCTAGGGGCATACGTAGATGAGTGAGTTGAAGGATTGGCGTGGAACGCCGATCGTGGAAGGCGCCAAGGTCATTTGGCACGGTGAAAGTTCCTATCGTGTCGGCATCGGCACGATCACCAAGATTGAGGCACGTTCGAATGGCTTTTACACCACCGGTCGTGTGTGGGTTGACTGGCATGAGCACAAGGCTCATGACAACAAGAAGTCCCAGCCGTTGGACATCGCCCGCGTGACTGTTCTCACAAAGGACCTGCTTGATGACGTACTTCACGATCACTAAGTCACAGGTTCAGGAACTGATTGACGCCTATGAGGCGTACTGTGATGAAATTGGGCAGACGTACTACAACCAGGAACAGGCTGACATTGATCGAACCTGGGAAGAGGTTCGACGGATTCGGGAAGAGCTGGGGTTTCCAACTTGACTGAGCTTGAGTTTGTCAATGACTGGTCAGAGCTTGAGGCAGCCGTAGCTGCTCTCAAGGAGAACGCAGACGATCACGGATCGTACTACCAGGATCCCTGGCTTCAGTCTTCTGAAGCCGAGCATGTGTTCTGGGTGATCACTGAGTTCGTCCCTCGCCTCTTGACACAGTATGCTAGTCTACTAGAGCTGTCGTACGTTCTCACAGACCTAGTGGAGAAGCAGAATGCACTCACACCGCCGTCAGGGCTTTACCTGCCCGATCACCGATAAGCCTGGCTACCCGAGCTACGAAGCGGCCGAGAGGGCTCGCAGATGGCTCAAGGGACACAACAAGCTACGCAGTGCTCACGAACTAGAAACATACGGCCCGTGTGGTTGTGGTCAGTATCACCACACAAGCAGTAAGCCGCTAGGCCTTGTGACGCTGGTTACATAGACATTGGCCCCGCCTTTCGGCGGGGCTTCTGTCATTCTCCCTTACTTCTTCTTACGCTTGCGCTCCTTCACCTCGCCGACTGGCTCACCTATGTCGGCATGGCCTTCGTTGGTATCACCATCCATCGCTTCCTTATGCGCCAGACCGGTCTGATAGGCCAGCGTAGCTGTTCCGTAGGCGTTGCCAGTGGTTCCACAGGAACAGTGGAATCTGAATTGATATTGCTTCTCCGGTTCAACTCGGATGATGTGCATCAGAAATTCGCCGTCTCTACCCAGCCGCATTCACTACACTCGCGCCTCTGGATGTCGATCTCGTAGCCCTTGCCAGAACGACCGTAGGTGATCACCGTGACTATAGCCCACTTGGTGAACGTGTGCTTATGCTTCTTCCTCTTGAACATATTCCTCCTTGGGCCAGCAGAGCGGGCACGTGGCGTACCGAAACCCGAACTGCTTGTCGTGTTCGAGATCGTGCTTGGTCCACCTGTTCTCATCGCGCTGGTCAGCCCTGGACCATTGCAGTGTGTACTTGTGCTGACTGCGTAGGTTCCGCTCAGCAGCGAGCTGAGCGACTTCTGGAGGCAAGGAACGAGGAGCCTCCGGAACTTCGGTGACCATTAGTCGCAGTCCTGATCCACGTAGTAGTCAGAGTCATACTCAGGCCAGTCGGACTCAGGGTCCAACACACTCACAGGAATGCGTGGATCTTCAACCGTTGGCGGGTACCACTCCTCCTCTTCGCCTAGCAGGTCTTCGACTTCGGAGACGGACAAGAAGTAGCGTTCGTCTGTCATTTCTCTCCTCACTTGCCTGCAATCTACAGGCAAGGAAGCCATGGGCCCCGTGTCCCATGACAACCCAACCACTAGATTACACTGATGTCCCAGATCCGATGAGCTTCAGTCAACAGCAGGCGCACGGTCACGCCGCGAAACACGGCGTTATCGATCTCGTACACCACGCTGCTGTCAGAACTAGTCCTGTACGTGTTGCCGTTGTCCAGGGTCACGCGGTAATTGGGATTGCCGTTGACACTCATGTTGATCCGCTCAATGTGGGCTATGACACCCTCATCGGTGTGCGGTGCCTTAGGCATCACACAACCAGCTCAACGTCTACCACGAGGTGGTCCTGGATGTTGTGCATGGAGACTTCGTCTCCAGCACCCTCGATCAGGAGTTGAGTGATCAGCTCCATGCCCACCATCAGCGCAGCGTGCGCCTTGGAACCGGCGGGCAAGGTCTTGTCCATCACCGTTGTGCCCAGGGTGTGGGTGATGCGCACACGGTAGTCGTGCTTGTACACGGTCGCATCGTTGCACACCTGCGCAGAAGTGTTGCTCTCGAACATGGTCATTCTCTCCTTACTGATCGCTCACTCTGATAGGACACAGATCTGTGTCCGACCGCATTTGATTCTCAAATGCTGAGCCATCTAGGCCATGCAGGGGCCGAAGACCCTGCATGACGAACTAGGTTCAGCTAGTGAAGCTTGCGAAACGCAGGGTCCTGTCCGCGAAGGCGATCGCCTCGCCCCACGGCTTGCCGCCATCCTGCTGAGCCTGCACGATGCGGAGCCAGTCAACCAGGTAGCGGGTCAACGGGTCGTCCACTAGGATGACCTCACCCCAGCTGTCCCTCTCGCCGGTCGTGGCGTTGAGCGCCACACGCCACTTGTCGTTGTTGACGGCCCCGGGCAGGGCGTCCTGGTCCACCGGCAAGCCGGTCAGGTCGAAGATCCCCTGACCCACGATGCAGCCGGGGTGGTACTCACCCGTCTCGGGGTCCGTGTGCGTGTACATGCAGCCCGTGTAGGGCCGCCGGTCGTAGACCTTGTCCGGGTTGGCCAGGGCGGCACGGCGGACAGCGTCCGCCAGTTGGACCACGGAGACCTTGCGGGTCTCCGGGTTCCAGAACAGCTCCGTGGGGAGGTTCTTGTCGGTCCGCACCTGCTCAGCCTGCTCACAAACGTAGCACATGATCGTTCTCTCCTATCTCGTCAGCACCATGCTGACATGAAGGTACACGTTAGCACGTGTACCAACACGAGAGCAAGCTACTCCTTACTGCTTGAGCTGGTTAGCCCTCAGGATCTCTGCGTCCCGCTGGATACGAGCACGTATGCTCACCTCATCGATATTGCACGCGGCCATGAATCGATCACGGTCAAAGCGTGGACTGTCGATCTCGAACACCGTGGCCAGGCCACTTGCGATGTTGTAAGTCGCCACCGCGTCATCGAACGTTGACAGGTCGTGGCCACTCAGTGGAGTTTCCCCCACTTCAGCGCGGATGACCTCGGCGATATCGCGATACTGTTTCCGTGACATGGACATGTTGCCTACCTTCCGTCGAAGAACCAGATGCAGAAGGCCAGGAAGTGCATCAGCAGCATGTACGCCACCACAGCACCCACCACGCCCATGCCAATGGCTGTGAAGCCATCGATCACGTAGTTCATCATTCTCTCCTTTCCAGACGACTAGCATCGTCTCCAAGACACACGGCATAAGCCGTGTGCCAAGGGCTCACTAGCTAGTCTTCGTAGTTGTCGTTGTCGTCCTCGTACTCGTCGTAGAACGGGTCCAGCACGTCGTTCTTGTGCTCCTCGTTGTACGCCGCCTCATCCTGGATGAAGAGTTCGGCGAAGGCCGTGATCCGCGCGTCGGACCGAATCTTCTCAGCGATCAGGTGTGCCGCCGACTGCGCGGCCTGGGGGATCGTGGTGACTCCCTCGCTGGCCTTGTCCATGTACTCGAACCGCGCGCCGTAGGACAGGCCCTTGGCAGAAGCCTCCCGAGAAGCCGCATCCCGCACGTCGTAGTACTTGTCCCATGCGGCGTTGACCAGGTCCCAGTAGGGCTTCATGGAGACGTCGTAGGCCTTGTCAGCCTCGCGGCTGCGCTTGGAGAACTCCGCCTTCGCCTTGCGGCTCAGCAGGACCGCCCCGGCCCACTCCCAGTCCCAGTCGCTGGACTCGCTGAGAGCCTTCTCGACCGTGACCTCGACACCCTCCTCACCGTAGCGGTTCGTGAACCGGTTCCGGTACTCGTCGCAGGGTGAACCCTCAAGCACCATGTCCAGGGTCAGCAGACGGGAGGTGGGCTTAGAAGCCTCCTCGGCCGCAGCGGCTTCCGCTCGGGCCTTGTCCGCCCTCTCCAGGACCATTTCGGCCTGGCACGCACCGCACGGGCAGTTTTCGAGGTAGTTGTACATGTTGATCATCTCTCCTTGAGATTGGTTTAGCCTGCCGACTAGCAGACATCAAGCTACACGAGTATTGCTCGTGTAGCAAGACGAACACTAGTAGGTCAGAGTACCGTTGCCGATACCCTCCTTGATCTGCTCCTTGGCCTCATCGGGCAACGCCTTCCACTCCTCGGTCCAGTCCTTGAGGGTCTGACCCTGCTTGCGACCGAAGAAGTCCATGACAACCTTGATGGTTGCAGCGGCCATGATGATTCTCTCCTCTCTGTGTACCCGACTGGCACACAGGAAACCACACGGCAGGGCCGTGTGGCAACCCGAACAACAGTCGCGTTCTAGAACACGAAGTCGAAGTGGTACTCCGCGTAGGTCTTGGCGGCCTCCTCGGCCGTCACCGGCTCCGGGGGCGCACCTTCGGTACTGCGGACCAGCTCGCCGTCGTAGTAGCCGTCCAAGACCCACCACTGCGAACCGTGGACCCGGTCCTCCTCCTTGATCTGGTCGAGGGGGATCTCGGCGACCTTGACCTCCCACGTCTTGCCGTACAGCTCGCCAGCCAGGGTGAACTCGGGCGTCAGCCCGCGCTCCTCCATGTAGGACGACATCGGCTCCTGCTCCTCCGGCTCGTTACCGAGGAGGCTGGCCAGCATGGCGAACAAGTCGCCGTCGAGGTCACCGACGCTGTCGGTGTTGTTGTCCTCCTCGACCAGCCGGGCCAGGAAGTTGTTCAGGATGTCCTGGTCCTCCAGCTCGTTGGTCTCGTGGTTGATCCCACAGTTCTCGCACATGTCATTCTCTCCTTGGGTAGTCCAATCAGACCGATTCCGATTGGCCATTAGCAGGCACCTTTCGATGCCCACTCAAAGCCCTTCAGCTTTCGACTTCTTGTACGAAATACCCGTGAGGCGACAGCACGCCGCATGACTCCTCACCACAAGGGCAGGAGTTGTTCAGTTCCTCGACCATGTCCTCAGCTTCAGCTGAGCTGTCAAGGACTTCCACCAGGTCACCGTTCTCACACCAGACGCGGTATTCCATCATTCCCTCCTGTCTAGACAGTTTGAGCTGTCTCCAAGGTGTATGTGCGAGACATACACCAAAGGCTTGACTCAATCCATCATCATTGCTTCGCACCACTCGTATGGGTCCATTCCGTCGATGGTCCACAGACCATCGATGATCACCAGGTCATCCGTTTGCAGCTCCAGTTCCGGGTATGCAGCATTCAAGCTGCATGTCAGCTCCGCGACGTTGAGATAGTCGCCGCGAACGTATGCTTTGCGGATGGCCATGTCAGCTGGTCTCGATGACACTGTAGACGCTCTGGATTGCGCCGATGCGCAACCAACCACCGATCAGGTCCGCGTCTTCGTTGCCGGTCCCGACCATGGCGAGCATCGTCGCCTCAGCGACTGCGTGGTGTTCGTTGTTCGCATCCACCCACATGGTTCGGGTGTCCGTGCTGCCGTTGGGCAGGACGTAGATGGAATAGAACGTCACTCGGTAACAGTTCATGTTCTCTCCTCTCAGTGAGGCCACTGAGCTTATGCTCAGGGACCTAGAACAGCCGACAGACTTACGCCTGCCGACCATTCTTCAAGGAGAGAGAATGATCATTCGCACTCACGCTATCTCTAGCGCTGCCTTGGACCGTGCGTCCGCCCACAGGACCCATTACTCTCAGGCTGTACCGGTCGCCACTACGCGTTACCGTATTCGAGAGCGGGGATTCCCGCCTTCACACCTGGCGCTTACGCGCTGGAGTTGTCTCTCTCCACGGTGATCGTTGGTACACTCACAGCCGTTGCGTCTGAGGCGGACAAGTCTCGGCGCGCTCATCAGGCCATGGGACAAATCCCTTGGCTTGCATGTAACCAGAGGTCACACGGTCATCGCGCACTCACACCTCAGAGCTTGGTACTGCGAGCCCTGCCCGGCCCTCCCGAACCTTCCGGGCTGGCCTGACACCGAGAACACTCCTCCTCAGAGCGTTGCGCGTCAAGTCTCGGAATGATAACGATTGTTTACGCAGGTCAGAGCCTGCGTCGTTACATGAATGTGATGTGATCAGTACATGGGTTGATACGTCAACCAAGCTACTGCTTGGTAACACGTCCGGCTGGCCAAACGATAACGTTTGGATAACGTCGCAGGTCACAGCTTCTCAAGCACTTGAGTGCGTTATTCATCCGTGATGAGAGCGTTGCACGCTCGTTATAAAGCTGCTCCCAGCCCCCATTGGATCATGGTTTTTGGGCATGAAAATAGCCCTCCCCGAAGGGAGGGCCTTAGCTGGTCAGCGGGCTAGTTGATCTTGTTCTTCAGCGTGCGCTCACAGCTCACGCACACCAGCACATCCCATGCCTGGCCACTGCGCAGCAGCACGGCCACGTACTTGCGTCCCCACCCGAACAGCTGGCACACAGAGCAACGCTTCATGATCTATCCTCTCGGCTTGGTTGGTCTTGCGTGGCCAAGCCTAACGCCTCTGTCAAGCCCACAGACGGCCTGGCAGACAGCCAGGCATGTACTCACACCAGGAGCGCGCTCAGCGTGCGTCTACAGGCCTCGCAGTGGCAGTGCAGGCACACACCTATGTGCGAGCCGACCTACAGGGAGGCGAGCACTACTAAGGCGCGCGGAAGTGGCGAGGAATGAAGCCTGCGGAATGACAATGATTAGCAAGACTAAGTGTGTGGTTCGTAGTGCGAACAGTTCACTAGGTATAGCAACCTTCACAAACACTTGACAATGACTGTCAAGTAGCTCAACACAGCGTCATACACGTGTCAACGCCTGCACATCACACAATCAAGCTCGTGTTAACCGCTTGATACACACACGATCACTAGTGGATGTCATCACATGTATCAATGAGTGCACACTCATGGTGTGTCAACAGTGTGTCAGCCACTTGATGTGGCTGTAAGGGATGCAGGTGCGATGCGACTGTTACCGGATCCAGCAGTTGACAACCCGAGGATGTTAAACTACTGCCGTGCTGTGCTGTGCAGCAACCTTCAAACTTTTTGCTAAAACTAAGGGTACCCTTATGTAACGGTGAGGTCACCAGATAACTATACGTTAGTTGGACACTCTAGGACACGATGAAGCTACTTAGGTAACAGTTTGGTAACGGTTTAGGATACGACCGTGATGGACCCCTGTTATCAGGTACTTATATATAATGAGGGGTTCTTATAGGAGTCGAGCGGGCTAGCGAGACTCCTCCCGGAGAGAGCCCACCGGCTCGACTCCAACTAAGATAGCGGGTCCTGAAGACCCGCTGACTAAGAGACTCACACCTGACCGGTGTTCGTCTAGGGGGATCTGAAGGGGGATGTGCCCCCTTCCTTAAATGGTTTCCCCCACAGACCCCTAAACGACCACTCAGAGTCCCATAGGAAATATACATGCCTCCAAAGATTGAATGGACCACTGCGGACAAGCAGAGGCTTCTGCTTGAAAAGCTCGCAGCTGGCTGGTCTGTGGAGCGTGCTTGTGACTTTGTTGGTGTTTCCGTAAAGACATATGAGTATTGGCGCAGTGGCTCCAAGGGCCACGGCGGGGCGATGAACGCCCAGGAGTTCCGCGATGCAGCGGAGCGTATCCGCTCCAAGCAGTCTGGGGATCACTTCAGTGAGGTGCCTGACTTCGAGACCTTCTCGAAGGTGTACATGGGTAACCGGCTGTTCGATCATCACCTACAGTGGCTAGACCTTCTGGAGGGTCGTGACCCTCGGTCTCTCCACCCGAACCAGCTTTACATCCCCGGACACAAGAACCTACTACTAATTAACACGCCGCCTCACCACGCCAAGAGTGAGATGTTTTGCCAGAACTACGTGACATGGCGAATCGTCCAGGATCCGAACATCCGTGTCCTGTTGGTGTCCGCTAGTGCGGACAGGGCCAAGAAGAACCTGGACGGTATTAAGAACCGGCTGGACAAGGACATGCTGGTCTACAGACAGCTGAAGGATGACTTCGCACCTGCTGAGGGCTACAACAACTCGGCTGCCAAGTGGCAGTCAGACATGATCCTCGTGAACCCAGATATCCGTCCACGCAACGTGTCCGGTCACCCTACGGTACAGGCGCTTGGTATCCGTAAGAAGATCTACGGTGCTCGTGCCGACCTCATTATTCTTGACGACTGTGCAGACCTCGACAACGCTCATGAGTTCCCGAAGCAGATCGAGTGGATCCAGTCTATCATCGGTTCCCGCCTTGAGCCGGGAACAGGTAAGCTTATCATCATTGGCACCCGACTCGCCGCCCAGGATCTGTACTCCGAGATCCGAAAGCCAGAGTGGTATGTCACAGGGGAATCCCCATACACCTACCTGTCCCAGCCTGCTGTGCTGGAGATGCACGATGATCCTCGTGACTGGGTGACCTTGTGGCCTAAGACCAATGTCGAGCCCATGGGGCTCGATAAGGTAGAGCCAGATGAGACTGGACTGTATCCGATGTGGAACGGCCCAGCCCTCGCTGAGAAGCGCAACCAGATGAGCGCGGAAACTTGGTCTCGCGTTTACATGCAGGCCCAGATCAGTCAGTCCACCACCTTCACACAGCAAGAGATTGATGGGTGCACCAATGGCGGACGACTTCCCGGTGTTATTGTCCCTGGTTTCCCTGGTGTCCGTCCAGAAGGAATGGCGGGGCTTTATGTGGTTGCAGGGCTTGACCCGGCAGCCACCAACTACACAGCTATGGTTGTCGTGGGAGCAGATCTCTCTACCGGTCGTAGATATGTTCTAGACGTATGGAACCAACACGGAGCCCTTCCCGCACAGATCAGTGCGGTCATGAAGGAATGGACACGACGTTACGGAGTAAATGAATGGCGAATCGAGTCCAACGCCTACCAGGCTAGTATCCTCCAAGATGACGACCTGAGTACCTGGATGGCATCCCGTGGTGTTCGTATGAGCGCCCATACGACAGGAAAGAACAAGTGGGATACTCAGTGGGGCGTCGCCACTATGGCGAATTTGTTCAAGGGATTCGAGCAAGGCTACAACGCCATCGAGCTCCCAAGCCGAAGGAACCACGCTGGTCTCCAAGCCCTTGTCGAACAGTTGGTTGCTTGGTACCCTACGCCGAACATGACGAAGGCTCCTGTCCAAGACTGCGTGATGGCGCTGTGGTTCTGCGAGATCAGGTGCCGTGAGCTCCTGGACTTCCAGGATGGCTCTGCTCATTGGGACAACGGTTGGCTCTCTGAGCGAGAGCGCGAAGAGCAAGTAGTAATCAACATCGATTGGTATCAGGCCTCCCAGGGCTTCAGCAACAACGCTGAACTCCCCGAGCCGACAATCAGCAACCCGGCCCGATGGTGGGAGACTTAATGGCAACTACACACGATATCGCGAAGAAGGTAGCTGCAACTCGTATGCGCTACTACCTCCGTGATCTTCGTATGAACGAGGTACGCGCAGTGCGCGCCTCTGAGCTTGACCGTGTAGCTCCCGGCCTACTGGCCGATGACTTCCCCAAGCCCATCGTATCCAACGTGATCAATGTGGCGGCGCAGTACTCATCTGAGCAGATTGGTGTCTTCCCGACCATCTCATGCACCACTGGTGTAATGGTTAGTGATCGTCAGAAGAAGTATGCTCAGCGCCGCACGCTGATCGCCCACAACTATCTAGAGAACAGTCGTGTCAAGGTCAACCTTGTGGAGGCCTCCGACTGGCTCAACACCTACAGCTTCCTGCCTATCGTACTAGAGCCTCACTTCGGTGATGCCTACGCTGAGGCGGGTCCGCGACTACGCTTTGAGAATCCGCTGGGCTGCTACTATGAACTAGACGTATACGCCCGTACGCGTTATTTCTTCAAGGTGTACGACTCCGACGTGGACTCGCTGTGTGCGAAGTTTCCACATCTTGCCAATGCGCTACGCACGGGTACGCACGCCGAGAGTAACCAGAAGCTCGAACTAGTGAACTACATGGATGATGATATCATTCTGTGGTTTGTCCCTTCCAGGGACAACCTGGAGCTGATGCGTCTGGAGAACAAGTTCGGACGTTGTCCAGTGTTCGTGGCTGAGTCGCCAAAGTTCGATGATGAGAATCGCGGCGCCTATGACGATGTGATCTGGATCCAGGTAGCTCGCGCTGTGTTCGCCCAGATGGGTATGCGCGCCGCGAAGAAGGCAGTCAACTCGCCGCTGGTTGTTCCCAGCGACGTGGTCAACATTCCCTTCGGTCCCGACCGCGTGATCCGCACGAACAACGGGCGGGACATTCACTACCCGGCGATGGACATGTCTCCCGCTGCTTGGCAGCAGGGCGAGATCCTAAACCAGGATATCACCGTTGGTGCTCGTTTTCCCGAAGGGGCAACTGGTAAGTCTCCTGGCTCGATCGTAACTGGTCGTGGCATGGAAGAGCTTATGGGCACTATCGACTCCAAGGTTCGCACCTATCAACTGATTCTTGGTGATGCTCTCCGCCGCGCTGTCGCTGCTGCGTTTGAGATGGATGAGAAGTTCTGGCCGAACAAGAGAAGGTTCATTCGTGTCCAAGTTAACGGACAGCAGTTCGAAGAGACCTACGTGCCCTCACGGGACATTGCTGGTGTATACCAAGTGGATGTCACCTACGGGATGGCCGCAGGAATGGACCCTAACCGCGCACTCGTGTTTCTTTTGCAGGCACGAGGTGACAAGCTCATCAGTCGCGATTTCGCTCTTCGACAGCTCCCATTCGATGTAAATGTTGATCAGGTCATGGAGCAGATCGATACTGAGGAAATGACCGACTCTCTGAAGCAGATGCTTGCTCAGACAGCTATGGCAATCCCCGCCATGGCCGCACAGGGTGCTGATCCTACAGACACTATCACCAAGCTCGCTAAGGTCATGACGGAGCGAGAGCGTGGTGTCCCACTGCATGAGGCAATCCTCAAGGCTTGGACACCGCCTGCGCAGCCCGCACAGGGCGACCAGACAGCCCAACAGGGCCCTCCTGGTATGGGTGGACCTCCTGGCCCTCCGGGAGGCCTACAGGGGCCTCCAGGCGCTTCGCCAATGGGAGCTCAGCCAGGACAGCCACCACAGCAGCAGGACATTATGCAGATGCTCTCTGGTCTCTCCGGTGGCAGTGGGGCACCAAACCTACAAGCAAACGTGAAGAGGACAATGCCTAATGCAGGCTGATCTAGAACGACTAAAGAAGATCATGGTGTCTCAGGACATCAATGTAGATGACGAGCGTTTTGTACGTGCGTTCCGTCTTTTCGAAAACCCCGCTGGCTGTGAGCACTGCGGTGCTCGTACCAAGGTCGGCGTTGTAGTGCCCGCCAAGGGCAAGACTCCAGAATATGTCAAGCTCGCTTGCTGCGGGAAGAAGGTTTCTTAATGGCTAACGCAGGTGGACGCCAGTGGTCGCGTCCTGATTTCTCTGACGCGGTTCCTCCCACTCCTCCGAAGCAGGGAGATATGGGCCCGGATGGCATGGGCTCCAACCGTGTAGATGAGCACACTTTCGAGTCTGGTATGGCACCCGCGAACACAGGTGCTATTGAGTCCAACTACACTGGACTGATTGACGACGACGGCCTTGATGGACACAGCATGGACTTCACAGCTATGGCTGGTGGAACAGGCGTAGCTAACAAGTGGCCTGGTGAGGGAATTCGTGGTTTTCGATCTACGCCGGTTGGTGGATCTTACAACCCAGGACAGGGATCTTCTCCGTCTTCTCCGGGAACCGAGCGAAGCGCGGCTAGCTAATGGATAGAGACCCGATCTATGACGATGATGACGATGACTCGATGAAGCTTCCTGAGAGCCCGCTAGCATTTGGGTCTCCCAAGCACGGTACTAAGTGGCTGGTTTTGGGAGCATTCTTCGAATTGATCGGGGATCTCTTCAAGGCTTTCCACAACTTTTTTGACTCCCTTACAGAAGAGTCTCTAGCTAAGTACAGGGCTGCGCGTTACCGCCAGGCCTTTGCCGAACAGGCATCTCGTGAAATCGAGATGCTAACTTCAGGAGCATATGATGCCACCACCACAGAATCCGGCAGGGGTGTCGGGACCGGGAGCGCTGAGTAAGCGCACTGATGGTGGTCCAGCCCAAGCACTAAGGGATCTACCCGATGCCAAGTACGGCGAGAATTCTCAATTTCAGGCCCTTCAGCAAGGCGCTTCTCTATCCGCTTCGCCTGGTCCGCAGGGACAGGCACAATCCTTCGATGCGAACTCTCTCCCGCCGAATCCGGCTGCTGGTCAGGTAACGCCTTTCTCTGCACCTACAGCTCGTCCCAACGAGCCTGTGACATCTGGTGCGGCTTTGGGGCCGGGTCCAGATACTTCTGCTATCGGACCAACACCTATGCAGACAGAAGCACAGACGGTGAGTAAGGTATCTCAGTCGCTACCTTACTTTCAGATGCTGGCCAACATGAACAACGCTGACCCATCTACACGGCTATTCGTGAACCTTCTCGGGGCCGGGGGTCAGAAGTGACAGCTTGGTCCACTCCGCTAGATATGACGGCGGCAGTTATGGAGAACATCCAGCAGGATCCCCAAGCTAGTAAGATCATGATTGGTGTTGGTCCCGCGATGGACGTTGTAAAGAACGCTCCGATCAACCTGTTCTCCAACATCCCGCACTACGAATTTGAGGCAAACGACAGTGTCCGTTCCAACCTTCCAGGGACCGCCAACTAGCCCAGCGGTCGGACCGCAAACAGGTGCTACAGGCCCCCAGACGGGTGCTTTGGATACTACAAGCCAGATCGGAACCGATCAGCTTAACCAGCTTATTACGCAGCAGGCAGCTGCGGAACAGCAGAAGGAACAGCAGCCAGACAAGTCTGGCACTGGTTGGTCCTGGAATCTCTTCCAGGATGTTGGTCAGGTTTGGCATGATGCCGAGTCACACACTGTTGCTCCAGCACTTCATGCTATCAACTGGCTAACTACTAACCTAGTTGAGCGCCCTATTACTACAGCAGAGCTGTACGCAGGACACATGCTCTACCAGTCTGGAACCAACAACCCGAACTATTCGATCCTTCAGGGATCGAATTGGGCCAAGGCTTGGAATGATTCCGGTACGGTAACGCCTACAGAGGGATTGGTTCTAGCCGCTGATGCTAATCGCGGAACGGGAACAGCTCTTCAGTCTTTGGTGAACGGCTACGAGTCGCCAATCCTAAAGACTGGCGATCCTCTGGATAAGGCAACTCAGGATGCTTTTGGTACAGCTGCTGATCCCTACGCTTCTAACAACCGTGCGTTCCGCATGGGTGGAGATTTTGCCCTGGATTGGTTTGCCAACCCAGCTGCTAAGGTTGGGAAGGTCGCAGACCTAGCCAAGATGGCTACTGATGCCCGTATTCTCAAGACGGATACACAGGCACAAGCACTAGCTAAGCTTAACTCCCCAGAGTCCACAGCATTTAATGAGTGGGCACTCGGCAAGGGCATCGGTCAGATTGCTGAACACCCAGTTATTAAGGGAACAGGAACTGTTCTCAACGCCAACCGCTACAAGATGGCGGGACTTATTGCCGGTGCCAAGTCTCCGGAGGAGATTGGCCTGATCCGTCAGGTAGCGGCTGGTATTGTTGGCCCATCTGAGGCTGCCTCTACTATGGCAGGTATCACAGCTGCTACGGCAGCCACTTCATCCTCAGCACTGGATCGCCTAAGTCAGCTCAGCAAGAACACAGCTTTTCAGGTGTCTAATGCGCTGTTGCCACCAGATTTGGGTATGAAGTTTGCTCTGATGTCTGGTAGCGAGGCTGACCGTGGAAGCTTCCTTGAGAAGGCTCTTCAGGTCAATGCCAAGATGGCACAGGAAGATGTCAATGCCAACGCCGACAAGTGGAAGCAGATCAGTGATCTACGCGCCTCCTTCCAGGGAGCCACTAAGTCTACACAGTTGGCTAATCGCGTGGCTGAGATCCGTGGAACGCTGAAGTATGCAAACACCCGCGATACTGATGGTGTTCTTCACATTCGTAATGCGTACTACAATTTGCCGGTACGTATCTATCAGGGACTAACAGACCGTGTCCCTGGTCTGATCAATCATCGTGATGACCACGCAGTGGAACAGGTTCGTGGTTGGCTGAACAAGTCTTCCAGTCTCACACCTGATGAGAAGCTTGCTCATGTTCAGGCTTATGCAGCGGCTACACCCGCTGATCGTGCTCATGTGTGGAACAGCATCGAAAACTCTGTGTACAAGCAGGTTGGTGACAAGTATGGTCTAGAGCCTGCTGCCATGAAGAACCTGTTGGGAACTACACGTACTCGTTCTGGCTACTACACTCATGCAGCTGTCTCTCGCGCCTATGGTGAAGTAAAGCTTCCCAACGGTGAGAGCCATGCAGTGGTTCCAAGTCCAGAGTCTGCTGTGATTCTTCACCCTCAGCTGATTACTCAGCTTGAGGCCGGTGCTCAGCCTATGGCTAACCTCAAGAACCTTGAGAATGCCCTGGATCGTATGGACCAGACAGGTCTTCTTTCCACCATCCGCAACGCTGGACAGCGTGGAAACGATCTGCTCTACACGATGCTGGATAAGGTCTACGGTATCTGGAAGCCTTTGGCGCTGATGACCGGCCACCGTGTCTACAATCACGTCGGTGATGACTATCTTCGTGGTGCTGCCCTGTTGGGTGGTGCTGCAACGGTGGATAACCTGACTGGTGGAGTAGCCAACTTCCTGTACAACAGGTATGCTCAGCTGAACAACAATCAGGTTGTACGCAACCTGATGGCTTCTCGTGATAGGGCTGTATCCGATGCCAAGGTGGCCTATGATGGCCTAGCAGCTCGCTATAAGGGTCAGCAGGTGTGGAGTGCGGGAGATATCCCGGACGAGCTTATGGTGACTCCTGAGAAGGTCTCCGCTGCCAAGCAGGCTTGGCAGGATGCTAAGAACGCCAAGCTTCCAGAGATTCTGGACAAGCACCGTCTTGGTGAGGGAACCTTCAAGATCCCAGGATCCAACCTTACCTACAATGAGGCTTTCGCTGATAGCGACTACATGCGTTATGCAACCTCTTCCCATCCAGCTTTCATGGCCACAATGGATGAGGCGGCACACCTTCATCAGGCAGCAAGCACAGTGGTTCGTGGTCGTAACTTCGCACCCATCCGCGCGGTAGATGATCCAGCTCGTCACACAGCTGCTTACGTTCACTACATTCGAAATCAGCTTCTTCCCGACCCTGTTGCAAAGCAGATCGTTGCTGGCAAGGATCTGAACGATGTGGCTCAGTGGCTGTCCAACTCTGCTGCTGGTCAGGCGCACATGCGTGCGCTGCACATCGGTGATACCAACGATTGGGTTGACACAATCGCTGAAATGGTGAAGTCTTACCTACCCTTTCCTAGCATGCGTGATGATGCTCTTGCTGGAAAGTTCAACGCCAAGACCATCGAGAACTACATGCCGTCCGCTAACCAGCGTCCGGACATCGTGGCAGATATCGCAGCTACGCTGCATGGCGGTGACCAGGTAACCAACGTCTTCAAGAAGACAATGGACACCATGATGAAGTGGACTGGTACTCTTCCAGATGATATCATGGTTCGTCATCCAGTGTTCAACAGTCTGTACAAGGCACGTCTTACAGACCGTGTCCAGTCGGTGATCGCCCAGACCGGGCGAGATGTGATGACTGGTGATGAGCTGAACACGCTGTCTCAGGCTGCCATGAAGGCTGCACGAAATGATATGCGCAACACGCTGTATGATGTGTCTCGTTTCAACGATATGGGACACACACTGCGCTACGTCAGCCCGTTCTTCAACGCCTGGTGGAATGCTATGTCCTCCTGGTCCAAGTTGATTACAGAGAACCCAGGGCTTCTGTCCCGTGGATACGCTGCCAAGCGTGCTTTGTGGGAAGCTCCTTTCACAGTGGACACGTCCACCGGTCAGCCAGCCAACAACGACACTCCATTGGAGAACGTCGGCTTCGTTATGCACATGCCGTTTGGTTTGGGTAAGAAGCTAGGTGGCCTCGGAGATATTCCTATCTCTGCCAAGTCTTTCGTGTCGCCCACATACGTGGACTCTATCGGAAACCCTGGCTTTGGTCCGCTGGTGACTGTTCCGCTGAACCAGTATGTTCTCAGCCATCCTGAGCTGATGCGGTCTTCCGTTGTCCAGGGTATGCTCAACAACATGGTGGACAAGGATTCTCTTCAGCAGATCCTACCTTCGGCAGTCTCTGACACCGGTCAGTTGCTGGACATGTTCTCTGGGAGTCCAACAGACTCCTCCAACATGGCCAAGAACATGTATTCCATCTGGCAGGAACAGATGTATGACTACATGAACGGTAAGCGTGCATCTAAGCCTCAGTGGTCTGACATTGAAAACCAGGCTCGTCTTCTGACGGTCATGGATCTGTTCGTGAACCGCATGATGCCCTTGGGCTTCAAGCCAGCTCCTAGTCACGAGTATCTTGTGCAGGAGTACAGGAACATGCAGTCTCAGGATCCAGCGAATGCTCAGCAGAACTTCTATGACAAGCATGGAGCTGCTGCGATGGTATTTACACAGGGTCTGACTACAGACCCTTCTGGCATTGCTGCTACAGTGGGCGCTTCTGCTGCTGCGAAGAAGTATGCCGGATTGCTCTCCAAGTTTCCTGAACTTGGTGCCGTAGTTGTTGGCCCTGAGGGCAATGGAAACTTTGACCAGATGGCCTATGATTGGCAGACAGCTAAGGGTCTTCGACAGCCGTTGTCTCCACAGGATGCTGCTTCACATGCGATGATCAATATGGGTTGGGCGGCATACGGCAAGGCCGTAGCTGCTATTCAAGCACAGGCTCAGGCACAGGGATTCACATCCTACAAGGATCCTGGTGCTCAGCAGTTGAAGGCTGAACTGACCTCTTGGGTCAGCCAGATGGGCGATGAAAACAGCCCTGCCTACAACCCAGACTGGTATGCGAACTATTCTTCGTTCAACCAGAATGCTTACCAGAACCGCATCACTGCGCTGTTGACGATTGCACAGGACAAGTCTTTGCTTGCCAACCCACTACGCAGTGACATCCGGTCACTTCAGGCCTACTCGCAGCTGCGAGACTGGACATACGCCCAGCTTCAGGCCAATGGTGGTGGAGATCTGAAGACTGCTAAGAATTCTAGTGTGGCTCAGCAGTTTGACACACAGGTATCTCAGCTGGTAAGTAATGACACCAAGTTTGCACAGCTCTACGAGCGCTATCTATCTAAGGATGATTGGAAGGAACCCGCGTGAGCACACCTACACTACCGCCAGCTCCTTCTCCTGGTGACCCGGGCAATCCTCAGGCCCCGGCAGCATCTCCGTCTACTCCGCTTCCTGCTGGTCTCCAGCAGGATACGGGGGCTGGAACCACAAACTCTGGATCCTACTTCTTCCAGGTGGTAGTAAACGGCAAGCCTGTTAACATTGTCTTGAACCAACAGGTTCAGGCTACCGACCAGGTCAATCCGAATATCACTGCCTCTGGTGAGGCACAACGCCAGTTCTTGCATCCGAATGATGTCACGACAGCCAACACTGTCATGGATCAGATTAAGACCATCCAGGACTGGTATGGTCAGGCGAACGTTCGTCAAAAGTACATCAATGAGATGTATCAGGCTGGTCTGATTTCCTCCAAGAAGTCGCCCTCAGCTAATGAAGTCGCTGCCGCTTGGGCCATGGTGGTTCAGGAAGCAGCCATCCAGAACAAGACACTGGGTTCTTCCGCAGTGTCCGCAGATGACCTTCTAGCGAAGGCTGCACAGCAGGGTTGGTCTTCGATCAACCCGACACTCAGTACACAAGATGGTGGCGTAAACGGCACCGGCAATCTCAACAATGCTGTGGATTCTACTTCACAGACTGAGACTGTCTATAAGTCATATGTTGACCCAGCTACTGCTATGGGTACACTCGCAGACTCCTACTTCCGTCTGATGGGACGTAACCCAACACCCAGCGAATACAACGCTTTCATGACTTCGTTGTATGGCTATCAGAATGAAGTAAACACCGGCTCGGACAAGACAACCTCCAAGGGTCCGAACACTGGGGCAGCATTCGATCCTAGCACAGGTTTGCCGGTGGATCAGTCCGGAAGCTCTAGTGGTACAGACACACAGACCAACGTTGTTTCTCAGCGCGGCATTGCTCAGCGTGGTATTCAGTTCCTTGCCGGGCAGCAGGCTCTCCAGTCCCCCGAAGAGGGAGCCTACCAGGCAGCCACAACCTATTTCAATGCTTTCATCAAGGCACTGGGTGCCCCCGCTGCCGGAATGGAAGCCTCCGGCCCAACCACAACCGTCCCGTAAGGCTGAGGCCGCAAAGATTGTCCGGGTGCCGGTTCCCGTGGTGCACACTACCATCAAGCCACCACCGGTACCCGTTCACAAGCCCGCCACCCATAAGGAGTCCAAGACAGTGGCTGTACTTTCTGGTCAGGAGATCCTGGACTTCCTTATGCAGGAAATTGGCAAGAACTATGTTTGGGGTGGACAGGATCCTAGTGTTGGCTTCGACTGTTCTGGACTGATGTGGTATGGTGCTCAGCACTTCGGCATCAACATTCCTCGTACATCCAATGCGCAGATCGCTGCGCTCCGTAACATCCCACTAGCACAGGCACAGGTCGGAGACCTTGTGTTCTTCGACAGCGACAACAACGGTCAGAGCGACCATGTTGGTATGTATGCTGGTAATGGACAGGTTCTAGTTGCCGACCATACAGGAACGACTATCCATGTAGCCCCTGTGTCTACAGAGGCTCGCATTACTGGTGTTGGCCGAATGCCGGGTGTTGTCAATACTAACGTGTTTGATGGTGGACTAACGAACGCCAGCTCTGCTGGCATCACTGGTGTAAATGGCGCTGACTTCAGCGCTCTTCTTCCTAGCGCAAGGCCTACTTATGATCTCTTCGGATCTTTGGGACTCCAGTCCCCAAACTCTAGTCAGCTAAACGAGAACTACGGTTTGGCAGCTTCCTTCATGGAATCTGACCCTGAACTGGCCAACGTCTATAGTGAGGCTGTAGCGAACACGTGGAGTACAGATCAGTTCCAGGCTGCTCTACAGAATACCGACTGGTGGAAGGCCAACAGCGATAGTGCTCGTAAGATGCTTCAGGAGAAGTATGCAGATCCAGCACAGTATCAGCAGGACATTCAGAACAAGACTACTGAACTCAGTGATTTGGCATCTAAGCTTGGCGTGCACCTATCTGCCACAGGTATGGCCTCTCTAGCCGACCTGTCACTAGTCACCAACATGAACGATTCCCAGATCAATGGCTACCTGTCCAAGTATCTGGAGCTGTCCCAGCAGGGACACTTCAGCGGCTATGCCGGTCAGGTGGAGCTTGGAGTACGTGAGTATGCTCGTGAGATGGGCGTCCCTCTTACGGATGATTACGTGGAACGTGCAGTCTCTGGTATTGTGGCTGGAACGGACAGTCTACAGGCCCGTCGAGCGAATATCCAGACCATTGCACAGCAGACGTTTCCGGCGTATGCCAAGGAGATCAACGACGGTATGACCGTTGGTCAGATCGCTGCTCCTTATCTCGCAGCGCAGGCTAAGTTGTGGGAGACAGATCCCAACAAGATCGATCTATTCGATCCTACTCTACGCGGTGCTCTACAGAGCACTACTCCGCAGGGCTCTGATGCTATCCCATCACAGCTTCCACTATATGATTTCGAGAAGCAGTTGCGAAGCAACGCTAAGTGGCTTGGTACGAACAACGCTCGTGAGGCCGTTACTAGCACAGCTAGCCAGGTTCTCTCCGACATGGGGCTCACATCCCAGTCGCTTGGGGCGGCACCTCAGACAACCCCTAGCAGCGTCACAGACAACACGCGAGCTGACTTCGGTGGTCTCAGCGGCAGTACCAACTTCCCAACGCTTCAGGGACAGGCTCAGGCGCTTCCTACACAGGCTCCTACAGCCAGCTCGCTGGCACCTAACACCAGCTTTCAGGCAGGCGGCTAATGGTTAACGTTCCTCCGCAGTACATGCAGTGGGTTCAGTCTGCTGCTTCACAACTTAACCTACCAGTTGCCGTGGTGGCTGCTCAGATCGACCATGAGTCTGGCTTCGACAACACAGTTGTCGGTCAGTATGGCGAGAAGGGTATCGTTCAGTTTCTTCCTTCCACCTGGAATGATGTCGCCAAGGGCGACCCAACCAACCTGGACAACGAGCTATCGGCCTATGTCACCTACATGAAGTCACTGCTCAACCAGGAAAATGGCAACATTCAGATGGCCCTGGCTGCGTATAACGCAGGTCCGGGAAACACTCAGGCTGGTATGACCTATGCTGATACCATCTTGCAGAATGCGAACCTGCCGAACCTTGAGACACAGACTACTGACAATTCCGGTGTTGGCTTGGCTAACAGTAACGTGTCTCAGTATATCAGTCCCAACACGCCAGTGCTGTCTATCGACCAGCTTCGCTCCGAGTATCCCACAGTAGCAGCACTGATTACATCAGTACCCGAACTACAAAATGTCTACAACCAGGCAGTGTCCGGGACTTGGTCCACGGACAAGTTCATTGCAGCTGTTCAGAACTCTAAGTGGTGGGCGAGCACAAGCGCTACAGCGCGTCAGGCTTTCGCTACCATGAAGGCCGATCCAGCAACTTGGAATCAGAACATCGACAACCTCCAGGCACAGATGACAGCTACGGCTGCTCAGCTTGGTGTTACGTTGACTCCTCAGCAGGCCCAGCAGATTGCGGTGGACGCAATCACCAACGGGTATGACCAGAACACTGCGGTTCTTGACCAGAAGATGGCAGCTTACCTGAAGCCTGCTTCAGGTAATCACTTTGGTGGTCAGGCAGGATCCTATGAGGACCAGATTCGTCAGTCGATGATGGACCTTGGTGTATTCATGCCTGAATCTCAGTTGGACAACCAGCTTCAGCAGATCGTTGCAGGGAAGCAGTCTGTGCAGGGCGTAACCGCCCAGCTTCGTACGCAGGCAGCTTCTATGTATCCAGCCTACTCTAATCAGATCAACAGTGGTATGAACCTGTCTGACATTGCTTCGCCTTATATGCAGCGTGCACAGCAGCTGCTTGAGCAGGGACCAGGCTCTGTCAATATCCAGACCCCTCTGATCAAGTCTGCTCTACAGTACACACAGGATGGGCAGCCTACGGCTATGCCCATGTACGACTTCGAGAAGCAGGTTCGTCAGGATCCTCGGTGGCTGTCTACAGACAACGCACAGGACGCATTCATGGCCAACGCTCACCAGGTGTTGACTAACTTCGGCTTTGCCTACTAGGAGGGTGAATGGTCGCTAAGAATCCCGGTGGCACACCCAACACACCTCCGGTTACCAATCCGAAGCTTCAACTGCCAGTGAATCAGCTGACCTATAACGGCCAGCCAGTGGGAAATGTAAGCCCTGATCAGCAGTTGTTGAATGAGCTTCAGGGAATCCCTGGACAGGAACGAGACGCTTATGCGGCTCTGACCACACTGTTCAACTCATATGGTCTTGGGACACTAGCACCTAAGATTCTGAGCTATCTTCAGAATGGTTACGGTTCCGACACCATCACGGTGTTGCTTCAGCAGACACCGGAGTACAAGCAGCGTTTTGCTGGCAACGATGTCCGAATCAAGAACGGACTTCAAGTACTGACACCAGCTGAGTATCTGTCTACGGAAGCATCCTACAAGCAGCTCCTTCGTCAGAATGGATTGTCTGATCACTTCGACAACCAGCAGAATTTCACTGACTGGATCGGCAAGGATGTCTCTCCTACAGAGCTTCAGGATCGCGTCACCATGGCCGTGCAGGCAACTACACAGGCCCCTCCAACCGTCACCCAGTATTTCAACCAATTGGGTATTGGTACTGGTGATCTTGCAGCGTACTTCCTGAACGACCAGACTCCGACACCTGCTCTTCAGCTCAAGCTGAATCAGGCACAGATCGGTGGATCTGCACTCCAGAACAACCTCCAGATCTCCGCAGCGGACTCGCTTAAGTATGCTCAGATGGGTGTCACCTATCAGCAGGCACAGAGTGCCTATCAGCGTATTGCTGATATCCTTCCGACAGCCAGCCAGCTGTCTTCGATTTACCAGTCTCAAACACCAGTAAACCAGCAAACTCTGGAAGCTCAGTACTTGGGCTCTAGTGGTACTGCCCAGCTTGCTACTGAGCAGCTTGGTCGTCAGGAAATTGCGGCCTTCTCTGGTCAGTCTGGTGTTCAGAAGACTTCGTTCCAGCAGCAGACAACTGGTGCTCCTGGATTTTAAGCAGAGGGTTTCCGGTATTCCTTATCCAAAACCGGACTTGGGCCTTTAGTGATAACGGAAGCACATCCGGCTTGCACCCGGAGGGTCGGGGTTCGATTCCCCGTTGGTCCACTCCGCCACGTACAACTCAGCAGCGTGGTTGTGTATACAGTCTGAGACACTAATCAAAGTATCCGGCAAGCAACCCCGGCTTGACGCGGCTTAAAATGGGAGTAGCAAGGAATGACTAACGAGTGGGATGACTCTACCGAGTCTGAGGGCATGAAGAACATGCGCAAGCAGCTCAAGGAACAGGCGAAGCTGATCAAGCAGTATCAGGACCAGCAGACCGAGTATCAGGAGAAGATGCGCGGAAGTGTTATTGCTCAGGCCCTAACCAGTCGTGGCCTAGACGCTAAGGTAGCCAAGTTCTACCCGGCAGATCTAGGAACGGACGATGAGTCCGTGGACAAGTGGGTGAATGAGAACAAGGATATCTTCGGGCCTGCGCAGCCTGTAAGTACTCCTCAGACTCCAGAGACTACTCTGTCCGAACTAGAGCGCCGAGGTTATGAGGCCATGCAGGGCATGGAAGCTTATGACGCTCGTGTTGTTCAGGACTTTAAGTCCCAAATGGACCAGATCAAGATGGATGGACCCTATGATGGCGAGAGGGCTACAGCTGAGCTGATGACTCTTCTCAAGGCCAACGGGGTGAACATCGCCTACTAAAAAGGACAAGCCTAAATGGCTAATGCGTATACTTCCACCAGTGCGGTGGCAGCGCTTGTCCAGACTGCGTATGATCGACTGGTCGAATTCCAGCTACGTGCCCAGCCTCTCCACCGTGAGATTGCTGACAAGCGCCCTGCACAGCAGGACAAGCCGGGTTCTTCCGTTGTCTTCAGTCTGTACAACGACCTAGCGACTGCTACCAGCACTCTGACTGAGACTGTTGACCCTGATGCGGTTGCCATTGGTAACCCAACTACGGTCAGCGTGACTCTGGCTGAGTACGGTAACGCCGTGCTTCGCACTCGTTTGCTGAACCTGTTCAGCTTCTCTGACATCGATCCGGCTATCGCCAACATCGTAGCGTTCAACATGGTTGACTCCATTGACGCTGTGGTGCTGAACGTGCTGATCGGTGGAACTAACGTCATTCGTGAGCAGGGTGGATCTATGGTCCTCTCTGGTGGAGCCAACGGCTCTATCACTTCGACTGACATCATGCAGTCCCGCGACGTCCGCGCCGCTGTGACTAAGCTTCGTACCGGTAAGGCTCTGCCTCGCAAGGGCGCGCTGTACTGGGCTGCGATTCACCCCGAGGTCTCCTATGACCTACGCTCCGAGTCCGGAACTATCGCGGGTTGGCGTGCACCGCACGTCTACTCTGCGCCTGGCTCTGTCTGGGCTGGTGAGATCGGAGAGTACGAGGGTGCCTACTTCGTAGAGACTCCACGTGCCTTCAACGACACCACTGGTTCGGCATCGACTCGTGTCTTCTACACCCTGTTCGCAGGACAGCAGGCACTGGCTGAGGCGTGCTCTGAGGACTTCCACGTGGTGATCGGTCCCGTGGTTGACAAGCTGATGCGTGCACGTCCGATCGGCTGGTATGGTGTGGCCGGTTGGAGCATCTACCGTCAGGCGGCCCTGTACCAGGTCCGTACGACTTCGAGCATCCACACAACGTAAGGTATGAGATGACAAGCATCAAGTTCTCTGGGCAGGCCAGCGTTTCAGCGGCAACCTCTATTACAGTCCCGTTCGGCGGAACACCTGTTTCGGGGGACTTGGTGCTTGTCTTCATCCTTGTTGACAACGAGATCGTTACACACCAGCCAGGATGGGCAAGTGAATTCACTGCGACACCAAACCCCTGGTTCAAGCTCGAATCCCTTCGAGCACCCGACTCTTCAACCCTTGGTGGCTGGTACCACACATGGAACGCCAGTGACAGCGGAAACTCCGCAACATTCACCTTCGTCCCAGCACCAACCCTTGGTATCGGAGATAAGGATCTCCCCACAGCAAATGCTGTGGCTGCTGCTGTTGTCCTCAACGGAGCCAACTCCACTGCGGTACTGGAGCGCAACATCTATGGGGTCTGGACAGACCTCTCTGTAAATATTACGGCTTCTCCTTTGAAGAAGCCGGGTTACGTGTTCCATGCCGTAGCAACCAACGGTTCTCAGATGCCCATCACAGACAGTGATGGAAGTAGTGCTCTTATTCAGGGTGTCAGTGGGCCTGGTGGATCCGGACAGACTCTTGGTTTGTATCAGCGAACCAATCCTCCAGTGCCCTATGCACCAACCTTTACACTGGCCGATACGCCGCATAGCCTCATGGTATCCGCAGTAAGCGTGAGTGATAATCAGCCTCAACTATACAACGGGCCATACATTGAAGAAGCACCTATGGGAATGAACGCGCTGATGGCGCGTTACAAGCTCAATCGTTACTTTACAGTGCTCAACAACGGTGGAGTTTTCAGCGCACAGCGCTACCAGTCCACTGATCAGATCGCGGCTGCCACTCAGGTGTTCGTGAACAACCAACCGATCAGTTCAACTGATCGAACCAATATTCTAGCCTCCGGTGTCGGGGGAGACTTTCAGGCGGTAACATAGTGGCTGCTCCAAAGAAGAAGGCAGTCAAGTCTGCCAAGCAGATCACACAGGTCAAGAAGGCTGTGCCTGCTGTAAAGAAGGCCGCCGCCAAGAAGGGCGGCCCTAAGCCCTCTATTCGTCCACCGATCAAGGGCAAGAAGCCAGCCACTGCTGGTAAGGACATGACCCGAATGGGTCCCGGACCAAACCCAGGTAGCCAGTCGATTCCTTATCAGGGACCTGGCCCACAGGGATCAGGAGTATTCTAAGATGGCTGGAACACCAGGAACCCCTCGCTTTGGGATCAACCCGGACCAGACTCCGGACCACACCGATGGTGTTGGTATTTCCCACATGAAGCTTCAGAAGGATGGCGGTACTTTCACAGAGTATCACTTCTCCTACAACCCGGCACAGAAGTCCCGTGCTATGGGCACCACTCGTGGTGCTGATCCAGGCCATGACTATACAGACGTTGAGCACCAGGCCAACTACATGTGCAACCATGACGCCTACATGGGTGGATCTACAGTTGTCATGAATATGGACGAGCGCAAGGTTCTGACCAACACCATTTACAGCATTCACTGCGAGTGGGCAGATCCGGGCACTGATGAGACTTCTGACAATGGTTGGGCTCCAGCCATGACCCGTGGAGCCTTTGACTAATGACTTGCTCTAGTGGCTGCCCTAAGCCGGGCAGCCATTCCTCATACGGGGAATGCATGCGCTCCAAGCGCCAGATGGTAGGCTTCGCACGCAGTGCCTATGGTGCAGACAAGACCAAGGATAACCTACACGAGCGGGAGCTGAACCTCTACCGTGACCTCCGAGCCCAGGGTATCCAGCCTGATGGTACAGGAATGGCTAAGCTTGAGTTCGCCAAGCGCATGTCCGAGGAAACTGGAAGGGCCTACGGTCGTGACTTCCAGGCTGCGCCGAACGGCAAGGGCGGCTATGACGCCGTTTCGCACGAGACTGTCAAGCAGGTAACTGACATGGTTGATAAGTCTTCCGATATGCAGGTAATTCGCGACACCGCGAAGGGAATTCTATAATGTCTACTGCTGCGTATGCCACACTGGTTGGCAAGAGCCTAACTACAGACGTCCCCAACATCATTGACTTCAATACGATGGTGGAGAATGTAACCTTTCAGATTCTAGCCACTGGAACGGTTACAGCCGGAACCGTTACTCTACAGGTGTCTGTTGACGGAAAGACCTGGTTCAGTCCGCCGACTGCGGCCTTCACTAACCAGAGTGCTGCCACACTGGCTAACCCCTATGTACTTGTTACCAACACCAGCGCCCTATTCAGCCTTACCAGCCTAGCTGTGCGATACGCACAGGTTATCATTTCGGCTAACGTTACAGGTGGAGCTACTGTCTCTGCATACGTCTCTGCCTCTGGAGCCTAAATGCCCACTCTTCAGAACCTGGTTGACCGTGTTCGTCAAGAGCTCGCGGGTTTCTCCCAGAACCAGCAGCAATTCACCTCTCTTGCTGCCAACATCAGTAACTCGCAGACTTCTTTCACCGTGGCTGATGCCACGCAGGTTTCGCGTGGAACCATTGAGGTGGACAACCAGGAACTGATGCTAGTTCAGTCGGTTAACCAACAAACGAATACTGTGACGATCAACCCCTTCGGCCGTGGTTATGCATCAACCACGGCCAACTCCCACCTGTCCGGAGTCAAGATTGAGAACTCTCCAATCTGGCCCACTGTTCGTTTGACAGAGGCGATCAACGATGCTATTCGCGGAGTGTACCCACAGATCTGGGCAACCAACAATACTTCTATTCCCAAGATTTCCGTGGTGTACGAATACGGTTTGCCTGCCGATGCAGAAGAGATCATTTCGGTTCAGTATCAGCTTATTGGTCCATCACATGTATGGCGCTTTGCACAGAACTGGCGTTTCGTAGGGCAGGCCAATACACCAACCGGTGAGCTTGGCTCCACAGGTAAGGCCATCTATATCGGGGATGACATCGTCCCTGGTCGCCAGATCTGGGTAACCTACCGCAAGGAACCAACTGAGTTGGTGAACCTTACAGATGACTTCACTACTGTGACTGGCCTCCCGGCCACCTCGCACGATGTTATCGTGTATGGCGCGTGTATGAAGTTGTCTCCTCAGCTTGAGGGTCCACGTCTCTCTATCAGCTCTGTAGAGGCTTCTGAGCGTGCTCAGTACGTCCAGCCTGGCTCTGCCAGCAAGGTGTCTCAGTACTTCGGTCAGCTCTACGCACAGCGTCTAGAGCAGGAAGCTGCAAAGCAGCGAGACAAGTTCCAGATTCCTACACACTACGACTTCTAGGATACAGCATGCCTACAGGGCAGAACTATGCAACCAATGTCCCGCAGACTACGCTTACTGGACTCATCAACCCAACCGCTCCGGTGTGTTCGGTCTTCTCTTCCTCGGGGTGGCCAGCCACACCTTTCACAGCTATCTTCGATATTGGTACCTCTTCACAGGAACCAGTTGATGTAACCAACATCACAGGAACCACCTGGACGATTACCCGTGCCATTGATGGCACGGTTGGTATGACTCATGGTGTTGGTGCTACGATCACCCACGGCGATATTGGCCGCGACTTCCACGAGATGCGCGCTCACATCGATGCTTCAACGTCGAATGACGGAACTGGTCACTCGGTACACGGCCTCACTGCTAGTTCGTCTGTGGTGGGAACCACAGACATCCAGACTCTGACAAACAAGACCATTTCCGCTGCTACATTCACTGGTAATCAGACCCTTGGGTCTGGGACTTGGACTGGAACAGGTGGACTGGCTGAGCAGACCTTGACCTTCACTGGTCAGACTGGTGCCAATGCATCTCTCACACAGTTCGCAGGAACTGTTGCTGCTGGTCCTCCCACATCTGGAACTTTTATCACGGGTGCTGTTGTCTACGACACCGCCTATCTTGGTCAGTGGCTATGTACGTCGGGTGGAACACCGGGTACGTGGATTCCTATCACTCGTATGCTTTTGGCAACTAATACACCCACAACAAACACCACAGCGTTTGGTAGTATCCCCCAGGGATTCACTCATCTTGTCATTGAGTACAACGCCAGGACCAGCAATGCTGGTGCCAACATTGACTACATCACCATGCAGCTAAATGGAGACTCTACTAGTTCGTATTCTTGGCGTGCCTTCGGGGCTAGGCAGACTTCTCTAGCAGCGCCGGTGTCCTTCCTTGATGGCTCTACTGGACTCAATACATCGATGAACTGTGGTATGGTATGGACTAGTAAGTTGGCTAATGCCGCCAGTGGCAGGGGTATCATTGAACTGCCTTACTACACGGACACTTCCTTCTGGAAGGAAATGCTCTTCCGTAGCTCTGCTGGTGATGGCACCAATGATGCATTGACTGTTTCTGGTGGAGGTATGCGAAATTCTACACCAGCAGCCGCTATCACTTCGATCACAATCCTTACAGCAGCGGGTAACTTCCTCACGGGCTCTACGTTCAAGCTGTATGGGCTGCCGTAGGAGCAACCATGTCTCTCACTATCTTCCAGCAGAACACTAACGGAATCGCCCAGCCATCTCCGGCTGGGCTGTCCCCGATCCCTGGACCATACACCAGTCAGTACTCTCGTACTGACATTGCCTATGATTATGCCATCGGCGGCATTCCTTTCATTGGTGGAGAGTCCCTTCGCGGGAGCTACTTCCGCAGGATCTATCAGCGTAGCTTTTCCCCAATCCGTAAGGATCAGTTCGACAACCAGCAGGTTCCCGGTGAGCAGTCCATTTGGGGTTGGTGGCTCCACAGCCAGAGCAACTTCACGCAGGGAGCAGGAACACAGTTCCTGGACACTACAACGGACCAGACTCTTTCTCAGCGTTACTTCTACTCTGAAGGCTTGGACATGTTGGGAACTCCAGGACAGGCAACTCTGTTGCCATCCACAATTGACTGGACCAACTTGTTTGCCCCTGTCACAGGTCCTGTGAAGCTGCGCAGCGCCAACTCCTCTGGAGTTGACATGGTTCTGATTCTAGATGTTGGTGGATCTAAGCTAGCCAACCTGACAGTGACTGGCTCTGCTCACTTCTACACGTTGCCAGGAGGCCTTACAGGCCTCGCCAACACACTGACTGACGACGGAACCAACTATTATTTCGCCGACAAGACAGGTATTTACAAGGGCGCTATCGCCACCCCTCTGGTGGCAGCAACAAAGATCTGGAATGTTCCATCCACGTCTGGTAACTACGTCCTTGGCTGGATCAAGGGACGTCTTGTAGCTGGCTTGGACAACAACATCTATGAGCTAGTCGGTGCTGGTGGACCAACCCTTCCCACACCAAAGTTCACCCACCAGAACGCATCATATGTGTTCACAGACATCAGTGAGATTGGCCCTGCCATTCTGACCTCTGGTTACGGTGGCGGACTATCTCAGGTTCACAGGTTCACGCTGGATTCCGGTGGAGCACTTCCTACTCTTACCTCCGGTGCTGTAGCCATTCAGATGCCGTATGGCGAGAAGATCCTATCGATGTATGCATACATCGGCTATTTCGTGGGTCTTGGAACCAACCGTGGCTTTCGTGTATCTACAGCAGACGTCAATGGTAACTTGGCCTATGGTCCATTGATTGTTCAGGATCCAACTGGCGTTGGTGTGCAGGCCATTACCGGCTATGATCGATTCATGCTCATCGGCAACCAGGCGAACAAGCTCATCCCACAGGCTGGCTGGGTAAACCCACCAGAGGCCACAACCACAGACACACTCATTCGAGTGGATCTGTCTCAGCTGACTTCCACCAACGGGCAGCCTTTCGCCAGTGATCGTATCTCTCCTCTGGCTGTGAACGGCAATGCCGTGAACAGTATCGCCCCTATCGGCCAGACAGGGCTTCTGGTGTGGGCTGTGGGAGCAAAGATCTTCTCTGATATCCAGGTGGCTACGCCTGCGGTGACCTATCAGAGTGCTCCACGAGTTTCCAGTGGTTACTTGTATACGCCGAAGATCCGGTACAACACACTAGAGCCTAAGCACTTCAAGTATGTTTTTATGCGACACCAGAACATCACAGATGGCAGCATTGACATCCTTGGTCAGAACCCGAACATGCTTTTGTCTACCATCGCTCCGGGCGTTACCGGTTCAAGTGCCGTAGCAGCGCTGTCTCCCTACTTCATCAGTGACTTGGGCAACGCCCAAGAGTGGTTCCAGTTCAAGTTTGTTCTACATGCAGGAACGAACAACACCAGCTATAGTCCAATCTTCAATGGTTATCAGGTGCGAGCCCTTCCAGGTGTGAGCCGACAGGTTCTCATTGAACTTCCGCTGTTGTGCATGGACCATGAGACAGATCGAGAGGGCGTTCTTCACGGCTATGATGGCTTCGCCTTCCAGCGTTTCGAGGCACTGGAAGCATTGACTGCTTCCGGTAACATCGTCCTGTTCCAGGACTTGAACTACAACACCAGCAACCTGGTCATCGTAGATGACTACACATTCGAGCAGCAGTCACCAGAACTGGCTAAGACATCCAGTGCTGGCAATCAGGATTCCAACGCGCATGGTGGCTACATCATCCTACAGTGTCGCGTTATCGTTTAGGAGACCACGTGGGTGTACGAGACTACCTAGAAATTTTGATGTTCATCGTATCTATCACAGCGGTGGTAACCGTAGGTAGAAACAACATCAAGAAGCAGATCATTACTGACCTCCAGGCCCTCGTGCTATCCCACCAGCTCACTATTGAAAAGCTGAAGAAGGACAACGAAGAGAAGGATGTTCGTATCTGCGAACTAGAGGAGACTGTGGATGGATACGCCGAGCTGGTTCGTCAGGGACATCTCGCTGGGCTCGGTGGGCCACGAAGTCGAAACCGTCCAGCTTCTCCTAAGAATCCCTAAGACAGGACAGCTAGATGAGGACACACTACGGGCCATCAGGGGATGGCAGCGACTCCACAGACTCCCGGCCACGGGTGTGGTTGACGCAGACACAGCTCGAACACTCGGAGAACTTCATTGGGTCCCCGATCCAACACAGAATGGCCGAAGGTATTCGGGCAGCGGAACGAATTGGGTCCGATGGGATGGTTCGAGCGCTTCCAGGACTTTCACTCAGCTACCAGGAGTCTTTGACTATGCTGGGGATGGATAACTAGTGAAGCTGCTGTGGGAGTGGTGGATTCAAATGTGGCCAAACTTGGCCTCTTCCGCAGTCGTTGGAGCTATTGCATTTCCCATCCACCACAAGAAGATTAAGAAGCACATTGAGAAGCTGAGGGACAAGTGACCATCTTCTATCCCGACTACAGTTCGTATGAGGGACAGGCAACTGTCCCTACTGGTACACCAGCCATTGTGGCCAAGGCTACTGAGGGAACCTATTACATCGATGCGGACTACGGCTACTACAAGACTACCGCACAACACATGGGTGTTCCGTTCTCTGGTTATCACTTCCTGAAGTCCGACATCGATCCTGTTGCGCAGGCTCTCTACTACTGGAACTTCGCTGGCAGCACTCCGTGCATGCTGGATGTTGAAACAGAGGGAGCAAGCAAGCCGACGGTGGACCAGGTGGTTGCCTTCATGACAGCTCTTAAGGGCCACGGAGGGCGTGTCTGGGGCGTTTACTTCCCTCAGTGGTACTGGGGACAGGTGGGAGGGGATCTGGGCCGTGTAACGGCCTCCGGAGCCGTTCTGGTGGCGTCTGACTATCGAGCCTACAGTGACTCTGCTTGGCCTGGTTCCTACGGCGGAGCAACCCCTACCGTGTGGCAGTACACCAGCACACCAATCGACATGAACGCTTTCAAGGGAACGGCAGCGGAGCTTGCCGATCTGATCAATGGAGACATCGTGACCCCAGCAGACATCCAGGCTATTGCAGCCGCTGTCTATCAGTACGGCCAGGAGAACGTTACGCTGTCTGACGGCAGCACACTGAAGAACGTTCCTCTCGGTAACCTAGCCCACGGTTCTTGGGTTGCACTGAATGACCCGAGCACCGGCGTGCTGAAGCGACTAGCCGATATTGAAGCAGCTTTGGCTGCTTCCGGACAAACACTGGGGAAGCTGTAATGCGATTTCTTCCTAAGTTCACCAAGCACGATGTGCTAACGGCTGCCGTACTGTTCGCGGCAACCTTCGTGTCGGCTGTTGCAAAGGGTGGCAGCCTGACTACTTCTGTTCTAGTGTCTGCTGCACTCGCAGCGGTCGGTGCCGTTGTGCACACCTACCTTGGAAAGGGAGCCTAATGAGTGGCTTCGATGACGTCAATGAGACTATCAAGATCGTTGCGGGTAACTACACAGTCACTGACAACGATTACAACGTGTTCGTAGAAGCGCAGGCGGCTAACGCCACTGTCACTCTTCCCAATGCAGCGGCTAGCGCCGGTGCAACAACCAACCAGGGACTGAAGTACTCTGGTCGCCAGTATACGATCACCAAGGATGCTGCGGCTTTCACGGTGACTGTAGCTGCTGCTGGCGGTTCGCTGGTTGGTCCGGCTGGTGCCGTGACCCTGGCAGCCTCTGCTGCCCACTCCAGCTCGTGGATGTCTGACGGTACCAACTGGTATGCTGTTGGTGCTGTGTAAGCAATAGAAAGAGCCCCTGACTCGAAAGAGTCAGGGGCATTCTTCATTTAGCAGGAGAGGTGACATCTGCTATTGTGGTCGTAACAATGTGTAGTTGTTGTGGGAGGGTTGTGTCCGCTTGCGCATCCTGAGCACCAACAGTGCAACCCTAGGGGACAACTAGCAGCCCATATGGCATCCGTTGGCATGATCTTCACAGTGACCACCGGGGGTGCCAATGTTTCCATCACCACAGGCACCGACCATACACCCATGGTGGAAGCACGAGCGGTGCTGATCACAGAATATGTACCCTTCGGGTGGAGTTTCCTGGGCTGGCTGGCCGCGATGGCGGCCTCCACGTTGCCTCATTATGCAGCCTTCTTACATGCAGAATTTCCACAGCAGCTGGTTGTCAACAGACACCAGCCACAGAGGCAGTTGCATCCTTGTGCCTTACATATCTTCATCATAGATCCCCTACGAAGAATCGAACTCCGGTCAACTGTTTACAAGACAGTAGCTCTACCACTGAGCTATAAGGGCAATGCGCGGACGGTAGTCCGGCGCGGTACAGAGTTGGTACGGTAGGACTTGAACCTACGATCTTTCGGTTATCAGCCGAATGCTCTAACCTGCTGAGCTACGCACCATTGGGGTGGATACCCGGAGTTGAACCGGGACCTCTTGAGTCACAGTCAAGAGCTCTGCCATTGAGCTATACCCACAGTGTTAACCGCATATATGCGGTAGCACGTCGGACATCGAAGATGTCCACGTCACTAGGGTGAGATTCGAACTCACATCTCTCAGGGTTTGAACCTGAAGCCTCTACCATTGGGCTACCTAGCGTAAGTCACGGATCAAGGAATCGAACCTTGCTAGCCAACCGGCACCGGTTTTACAGACCGGCTTGTTTCCCAGAACCATCCGCGTTGTGCTCTCCACCAAGGATTCGAACCCCGACCGATTGGTTCAGAGCCAATCGTGCTGCCATTACACCAGCGGAGATCAGTCAGACGTACGGGATTCGAACCCGCGCCTACTACCTTGACAGGGTAGCGCTCTAGCCTCTAAGCTAACGCCCGTTGTAACACGCTGACATAGCAGGACTCGAACCTGCATCTTTGAGATTAACAATCTCACGCTTTACCTGATTAAGCTATACGCCATTGAAAGCAAGCCCTGTAGGAAT